ATGAGTGAGTTTTCATCAGAGCAAATATTGACAGAGGCTCAGGTGATTTATGACGCAGTTTGTGATTCTGCGATGGAAAACGGCAGAAATTTACCATGGTGGAGTGAGCTTGATGAAGGAGTCATGCAGACATATCTGGAACAAGCTAAACGCAAATTAGCGCGTAAGGCTGAGACTGAAAAAGTTCTCTCAAAGTTGAAAGTAAGCGACGTAGTTGAGTGGTTGCAGGATAAAGGCTACGACGTTTATCAATACGAATAGACCCGCTCCGGCGGGTTTTTTAATGCCTCATACCTCAGTCGCTTCACAGAGGCGGCTTAGTTATGGCAACCGGCGGCCATCCACCGCCCATTAGCGCAGAAGTCTTGTTTAACGTTCCGTTCGCCGCGATAAGGCCAAGAGAAAATCATGGTAAACCAGCAGCAGATCAGAGAGGCCCAACGGCTCGCGTCGTTCGCGGTGCTCCATCGCAATGCTCCGGCGTGGGAAGAAGCTAAGCGCCTTTACGCCGTCGCCATCGGGAGGACTCTTCACTGATGGAAACTTTATTCGCACTCGTCCTGACTGTGGCAATGACCAACAGTGATTACCAGGACGTCATTCTCGGCGTTTACGACAGCGCGCAGGAATGCAGCCAAGCAGCAACAGAGCAGAAAGTAACAGCAGAATGCTGGCCAGTAGAAAGCATCCTCCGCAACGGCGAGTTCTCGGCGAAATCCATCGCGCAGCAGTAACCACCCTATTCAACCGATCGGCCTGGCATTACGCGGGCGGGATCTGCACATCCAAATTTCAGGAGTTCAGCCATGAACGCATACCTCACTTACGATCGCATAGAAGATCGACGCTGGGTTGAGCAGCAGCTCACTGACGAGAAAGAGAAGTGGATCGACGACCGGGCGCAGCAAATCATCGACATGATGCCAAAAGAGCCGTCCGGCCTCTTCCACTTCTCGGTCCCGATTGACTCCAGCCCATACGAAGGACTTCGCAGCGATAAAGCTGGCGAAGCCTACAACGATTTCATTTCGGCAGTTGCTTACGCCCAGGCGGAATACGACTGGGAACACCGTACCGGCTGCCCGTTTTAAGGAGAGAGTTAATGGCCCGCAGAAATTTACTTCACAAATCGAAATTAGCCGACTTTAAGGAGTGGCTCTCGATGAACGGAATTCAGTGGAGAGATGGGAAAGGTAGTTACCAGGTGATCCAGGTGAATACGGGATGCGGCTGGACACCGATTTATGACAGCAGCAAAGAGCGACGCGAGCATTTCACCATTCAGGATGCTCTCAGGCCTTTGGTAAACAGATTCATCAGAGAGGCTGCAAAATGACAGATTCAAAAACTCATTACCGCAAGGCATTTGACTCCCCTTACCTTAGCAGCGCCGACATCGTTGAGCCAACAGTGCTGACGATCGCCCGGGCGACGTTAGAAAACGACAAAACAAAAAAATCTAAAGACGTTTTTAACACCGCCTATTTTGAAGAGCGCGAGCTGCGTCCCGGCGAAAAGCTCAAGCCGATGATTCTGAATGCCACCAACAGCAAGATGCTGAAAAGCATTACCGGATCCCCCTTCCTTGAGGATTGGGTTGGCGTGAAGGTAACGGTTTACGTCGATAAAAATGTCCGGTTCGGAAAGGAATCGGTTGAAGGCCTCCGCTTAAGCCCGGCGCGCGTTACAAAGCCGGTACTTTCTCCGGAAAAAACACAGGCATGGAATAACGCTAAGGCCGCCTTCAAGCGCGATGGCAACCTTGATGCAGTGCTGGCGAGAATGGACATTTCTCCAGAACATCGCCGCCAGCTTGAACAGGAGTGTTCATCATGATCTGGCACGACGTCGAGCAAAATGGTGAAGAGTGGGACGCTCTTCGCCTGGGTAAGGCCACCGCGTCAAACTTCGGCCTGATCATGGCTAACGATGGAAAGGCGTTTGGAGAACCAGCCAAGCGTTATGCCCTTCAGTTGGCTCTTGAGCAGATTAAGGGATGCAAGTCTGAGTTCGGCTTCTCAAACGAACACATGGAACGTGGGCACGAGAAGGAGCCAATTGCCCGCATGCTCTACGAAGAGATGAACTTCGTCGACGTGGATAACGGCGGGTTCTTTGATCACGTAACGTACGGTGACAGCCCCGACGGCCTCGTTGGCCAGGACGGGCTCGTTGAAATTAAGTCTGTCATTGCCGCCACTCACTACTCCACCCTCACCCGCGGCTCCTTCGATCCAGCATACAGATGGCAACTGGTCGGTCACCTTGATTGCTCTGGCAGGGATTGGGTGGACTTCATCAGCTACTGCTCAGACTTCCCGGAAGGTAAACAGCTCATCGTCTATCGCCTTACGGCTGCTGAATGTGAAACAGAAATAGCCCGGCTTCGCGCTCGCCGAAAAGACTTCCTCGAACTTGTTGCGGACACGAAGCGCCGCATCCTGGAGCTCGAATGAAACGCACACCATTTTACCGCAGGCCCGGGCGAACCGGGCAATTCTCCGGTCTCCGTGAACGCGTTATCTGGATGATTCAGACGCGCGGCCGCCCGGTAACCGGCAGCGAAATCGCCGAGAAGTTTGGCGTAACGCTCATTGAGTTTAACCGGGTCGCCAACGGCATCACCCGCGGCTCCGGACAGATAGCTCAGATCGTTAAGTCGGAAAAGTGGATCAACGAGGACGGCATCTGCGACCGGACTTTCGACCTGGTAACGAAGCCAAAGGTCATTACGCCTCAGGGTAAATCGCGGCTGTTCACCCGGCGTGCCATTGAACAATCGCAGGAAGGCAGACGGCAGGAATGCATAGCACGTGCCGCACGCCGTCGCCGCCTGATTGCTCAGGGCCTCTACATCGACGAAATGGAGTCAGTGCTATGAAAGCGTGGTCACTCGAAGAGCTGGCGCTGCTGTGGCGACACTCAAACTCTGAAGTCGCAGAGATTACCGGCCGCAGCATTGAAGAGGTCGGAGATAAGCGGCTGCAAACCACCATTGAGCGTAATGGCTGGGATGTTAACGATCCGGAGCAGGAGGATGCATGACCGGAAAATACTCTCTTATCTATGCAGATCCGCCCTGGTCTTACGGCAACACCATCAGTAACGGAGCCGCTGCCGACCACTACCCCACTATGAAGCTAATCGATATCAAGCGCCTGCCAGTGTGGGAACTTGCCGCCGATGACGCGGTGCTGGCGATGTGGTACACCGGCACGCATAACCAGGAGGCTTTCGAACTGGCAGAGGCCTGGGGCTTTACCGTTCGCACGATGAAGGGCTTCACCTGGGTGAAGCTGAATCAGAACGCAGAGCTGCGCATCAACAAGGCGCTGGCCGAGGGTGAAGTCACCGACTTTTACGACTTCCTCGATCTGCTTAACGCCGAGACGCGCATGAACGGCGGAAACCACACCCGGGCCAACACCGAAGACCTGTTGATTGCCACCCGCGGCGCCGGGCTGGAGCGAAAGCATGCCGGGATTAAACAGGTGGTCTACAGCCCGCTCGGCGCGCACAGCGAGAAGCCATGGGAAGTGCGCCATCGGCTGGAACTGCTTTACGGCGATGTGCCTCGCATAGAGTTATTCAGCCGCAGCGCAGCGCCAGGCTGGCATCACTGGGGAAATCAGTGCGCCACCGCCGCGGTTGAATTGCTGCCCGGCTGCGCCATCCAAGTTGTAAAAACTGAGGCCGCATGACGCCAGAAACAGACAACGCCGTCCGCGCCGCCTGCCGCCGCTGTACCGAAGAAATCCAGCAGGCCATGCGCAAGAAGCCAAAGCCGAACTGGAACGAAACGGTGCCTCCCATCATCAACAAGCATCACAAGAAAATTGAAGCTCTGGGAGTTAGCCTCCTGGAGTTCGTCGTATACACAGGGCGGCTTAATCGCCGATTCGGAGTTGAATCGTGATCAAATACGCGAAACTGGATAGTGAGGTGTTAAGCGCTATCGGTGCTCAGCCAACCTCTTTTTCTGAGCTATTCAGCCCTTCCGTGAGACAGGAGTGCCTCGTCATTGCTGAAGCAGAAGGAAAGCACCCAATGGACGTCTTCCGTATTCTTGACCGCCGGCTCCAGTCACTCAGGAAGCTTGGCGTTATTCAGCACGTCAAAGGAAAGGGGTGGATACAGCCATGAAATCGCAAATCACCAGGTCGCTAAAGCGGCCTTTTTTATTGCTGGCGTTTACCTTCAACCGAATTAACCGACAGTTCCGGGAGCATTGAATATGGCTCGCTACAAATTCTCAAACCGTAAGGCTCGCATTGAGAAGAAGTTCAGTAAATCGGCGATGGAGCTGCTTATTCAACTAAGGCCAAGAAGCATTAACGCCGCAGATTTCACCCTTGAGTATGGTGATTTCGAAGGCCGTCATGGAACGGTTTATCACGACGAATGGCACCTTTGGGGATCCCCTGATTACTGGACTGGCGAGTGCGATAGTTACGATGCCTTTTTCGTGCTCCACGACCATTTAATTATGCTGACGCACGACCATGAGGGCGAGATGGATGCCCGCAATAAAGCTGGCTGGGACGAAGAAATAGACATCACTCCTTATTGTTCTCCGTGGCGCCTTGGCACCGTCAACCGCGCTCAAATCATTAGGCATTGCCGACAGCTTGTGTCTGCTGGCATCAACTGGGACGCTTAACATGGCCGACATAATCGATACCGCAGCAGAGATTGAAGAACTTCAGCGTAACGCTGCCCTTTCTGCTCACCGAGTAAACCGCAACGCAGTATCAGCTGAGCATTGCGCGGAGTGCGGCGAGGACATACCGGCGCCGCGTCGCGCTGCCGTACCCGGCTGCCAGACATGCGCGGAGTGCCAATCTGTTATCGAACTGAAGAATAAACAGAGGGGGATGTGATGCAGCAGGCAATTTTAGACATGTGCTGCGGGTCGCGCATGTTCTGGTTCGACAAGCAGGACGAGCGCGCGGTGTTCAGCGATATCCGCGCCGAACAGCATGAACTTTGTGACGGCCGCCAACTGGTAATTAGTCCGGACCTTATTGCTGATTTCCGCGCCCTCCCCTTTTCCGATAACACTTTCCCTGTCGTCGTGTTCGATCCGCCGCACCTCGAGCGTGTCGGCGATAACGCGTGGATGGGTAAAAAGTACGGGCGTCTCAACAAAGAAACATGGCGTGATGATTTGCGCGCCGGCTTCTCAGAGGCATTCAGGGTGTTGTGGCCACACGGCGTACTCATCTTCAAATGGAACGAAACTCAGATCCCGGTTAGCAATATCCTGGCGCTGACCGACGAAAAGCCGGTCATCTGGCAGCGCACCGGCAAGTCAGACAAAACCCACTGGGTGATTTTCGTCAAAGGTGGTGCACATGTTCCAGCTAATTCAGCGGGGTCAGATTTACGCTGACCATTCAGGTTGGCCCGTCATCATCCACAGCTGCACATCTCAGATAGTACGCTACTGGAGGCAGGGCCGAATCAACACCGCTTCAATCGACCGTTTTAACAATGATTTTGAGCACCTCGATCACCGTGAGGCGGCGCAGATACGCGCCGAACTAGAGACTAGTGAGCACATTAAATCGCTCCGCGCCCAGCGTGCGGCATGAGGAGAGATTATGTCAGCATACGATGAAATTATGAACGCACTCGCCTTCTACTTCGGCGATGGAGAAGGCCTAACCCCAAGCGAGGAAAGCATCCGTGAAATTATCAGCCAGGAGCATGACCCAATTGAGACGATTGCTAAAGCGTTAGACGATTACCGCGCATCGAAGTCATGACGCAACTGATAGCCAGTTATGAGCTGGCTATTGGGTGCGAAAGCACTGCTCCGTTATCCCTTTTGCCCTCCACTGTGAGGGCATTCTTTTTGGGAGTTCACCATGCAATCAAACCCCATGAACTGGCTCATCGCCGCACTTATGGCGCTGGGCGCTCTCATCTCATTTCTTCACGAACCGGAAGGTGTGCAATGGCTGCTTTTAATGTGGGCGCATTAGTCCAGAAAAAGACCGTCGGTATCCATGGCGTGGTGGATAGCCAACTGGAGCCGGAAGGAGATCATCCGAAAGCCTGGGTGCGTTGGGATGACGGCAATTATTCAGTGCACGCCGAAAACGAATTACGCGCGGCCACGCCAGACCAGCCGCAGTTTTATAAATCGATGTCATAGGAGCGATCATGAGCGAAGTTATTCAAATCGTGCCCAGCGATTGGGTGACAGAAGACCTGCTTGTGAAGATGACAGGGCTCCGCCCGGGAACGATAGCGCGGGCCCGTAAAAAAAGTTGGCTCTGCGGCAGGGAATACGTCCATATGTCGCCTGACAGCATCCCAAAGGAAAACAGCGAGTGCTTGTATAACCACAAAGCCATCGACCAGTGGGTTGAAAGTCTCAAAAAGAAACAGCCAGGTGCGCGCCAATGAGGATCCGTTTATGCTTAGCGGGCTCTTGGACGTCAGGAGGGAATAATGGCTAAGTCAGCATGCCCAACAGGCGTAGAGAACCACGGCGGGACACTCCGCATATGGTTCCTATATAAAGGCAGCCGGGTGCGTGAAAGCCTCGGCGTGCCGGATACACCAAAAAACAGAAAGGTCGCTGGTGAGCTGCGCGCGTCGGTGTGCTTTTCGATAAAGACAGGCAACTTCAACTATGCAGCGCAATTCCCTGACTCGCCGAACCTGAAAAGGTTTGGGGTGGAGAGCAAGGAAATCACCGTGCTGGAGCTGGCGAATAAGTGGCTGGAACTGAAACGCATGGAGATCAGCACCAACGCTATGTCACGCTATTCATCTATAGCGCGCAACATGGTGCCAAGGATCGGAGGTGACAGGCTGGTATCTGCAGTAACGCAGGAAGACCTGCTGTTTATCAGAAAGGAATTGCTGACCGGTTATCATACCCTGAAGGCTGGGCAGAAAACGCCGGTTAAAGGACGTTCCGTCAGAACGGTCAACAACTACATGAAGATCATGGGCGGGATGTTTAAGTTTGCTGCTGACAGCGGGTATGTCAGGGTGAACCCGTTCACCGGGATCGCCATGCTCAAGCGGTCACGATGCGAGCCTGACCCGCTGACACGAGAGGAGTTCGTCAGGTTGATTAACGCCTGCGCCCACCAGCAACTGAAAAACATGTGGTCTCTTGCCGTCTACACCGGCGTGCGCCACGGAGAACTTGTGTCGCTGGCCTGGGAAGATATCGACCTGAAAGCGGGTACGATGATGATCCGCCGGAACCACACGTTAACGAAGGAGTTCACCCTTCCGAAAACAGAGGCCGGGACGGACCGCATCATCAACCTTATTCAGCCGGCGATCGACGTGCTGAAGAGCCAGGCAGAACTAACACGCCTGGGTAAGCAGTATCAGGTTGAGGTGAAACTGCGCGAGTATGGCCGTACCGCTGTGCATCCTTGCACGTTCGTGTTCAACCCGCAGATCGCATCACGTAATGGCCGTGCCGGGCATCATTACGCAGTGGGGTCGATTAACCAGTCGTGGGAAGCGGCAATGCGACGCGCCGGGATTCGCTATCGCAGAGCATACCAGTCCCGACACACGTATGCATGCTGGTCGTTAGCTGCCGGTGCAAACCCGAACTTCATCGCGAAGCAAATGGGCCACACCGACGCGCAAATGGTTTACCGGGTGTACGGATCCTGGATGGCTGAAAATAACCAGGACCAGGTACTCATCCTCAACCAGAAATTGAGTGAGTATGCCCCATCCATGCCCCACGCCGTGGGATCGGATGGTTATTAA